CCGACGCCGACAGCGACGACGGGGCCGGTGGCGATTTCAGGTGCGGGGCGGCGGGGGAGGATGGACGATGGGGTGATGGGCATGATGGGCTCCTATGCAGGGCGCAATGCCAACGTGATCGCGATCCAGCTCGCGGAAGTATCTCCAGCTTGACCCACCCATGCGTCTGGGTCAATCGTGCCATCGGCATCAACCCACCCCCTAACCCCTGTCTGGATCGTGTATCGGTAGGTATTTGGAGACTCTACAGAACCAGCTGGCGCGAACCCGCTTGGCGTTGTCGCATCCGACGCGCTACGCACCCACGTTCCCACCGTCAGCAGCATGGCTCCGTCAGTGACGGGCGTGATTGCAGGGCTATTTGCATATGGGCCATTAAACCCAACAGCATACACATGAGCGACGTCGAACGGGGAACCTAGATCAACACCGCGAAAAACAAGTGCCATGACAGCCTGTCCTCGACCAGTGTTTGACGCATTGACGGACACCTCTGTGTCCGGCGTGCCACCCATGACCTTGTAAAACAGTGCGGTGCGTGTATCAGTGGAATCGTCTGCAAATCCATTGTAGATCAGCGTGTACCCATCAGACGTCACTACGGGCAATAGCGACTGGTTTAGGCTCGAAAATCCCGTAACGACAATGACTATATCACCTGTCGTTGTGCCGGAAGGGAGCTGGATCGTCAGCGGCGTAGCGATCCCCCCGGCGCTGGCAGACCCGACAAATGATATGCCGGCACTCACCGTCACCGTCACCGTCACCGTCCCCTCGTCCTCGGCCACGCCATCCGAGACATGATACGTCACGCTCGTCGTCGCGGTCTGATCACCGGTCAGGGCCGAAAAATCTCCGTCGGGGTCAAAACTCCATCTACCGTCAGAATAAATAATAAATTTACCACCATTAGCAACATCAACCCACACTCCAACATTACCAGCAGAACCTAAAACTTCAGTTACAGTCCTTAACCCGTCATAAAGTATTCCAGAAGTTCCACCATTCTTAGAGGAAACAAAAGAAGTTTTCTTAGGAAAATATGGATTTGTTAAATCCACACTAAAATTTTCTGTATATCTGGCAATTCCTTTGGTTATACGCAAACCATACAATTTTCCATTCAGGTAAGCATAATTTCCAGCGGCCTCTCTTCCTATTTCAAACATCCGGCCATTATCTGTTGTATAAAACGAAGTAGTACCTATAGAATACGTTCTAATTAGGGTACCATCCACAAATAGATAAATATTACCATTTGTTCTGGTAACGGCGTAGTGGGAAACTTTGTTTCTTTTCAAAGGATAATTCGTAGTATCCAAAGAAAAAACATTTACACTATTTGACCCTGTAGTAGAATAAACAAAATACCAATCAGCATAACTCAAATTTATTTCCCATGAAAATCCATAAAATGTTGTATCCCACCAAATTCCACATATTTGGTAAGTTTGTCCAGATTGCAGATTAGAAGCATCTACAAAAAATTCTACAGTAAAATCCGAATTTCCTAAACGAAGATCAGATAGGTTAGATGGTCTGGTTACTCTTAAATAATCACCAGTTCCATCGAAATTTATGTATGGTTTGTTATTGGAATCTATTAAAGCCTTCACATCTCCGTACACTTCAATTTTAGCTTTCCTTTTAGAATCAACAATTTCCGTAGGTTTAATAATATCCGTAGCGTTTATGCACAAAACAGTAGCATACCAATAATCATCGGTTCTGGTGTCTTCTGTGGGGAAGCCAGTTTTGTAGGGGTGGCCAGCAGGAAGGTTTGCTGTTAATCCCCATTTGTGGGCGAAATAGCCTTGAAGTTTTTTCTTCAAAAAACCAGATAAGTTTTTCAAGACAAAGAACAACTCAAACATATTACCATTAAGATAAGCATTATTTACTACTGGTCTGCCACCTATAGATAGTCCTGTTTCTGCTGCCCAACCAATTGTGGAACTTAAAACAGTGGCATTTTCAGTTCCATCAAAACTCATGAAGTAATCGGATATGGTGTCACCAGAACCATCCCAAGAAAAATCAAACAAATGAGTATTTCCAACTACACCAACAGCGTCATAACCCACAGCAACCCTGTTTGCTGTTCCCTGTCCTGCTGTCATGCCCACATCTTTATACCCTGCATCATATTTCAAAGCACCAACTTCTATTCTGTTTGCACCACCTATAAGCATGAAAGAAGCAAAAGCATTGTTTGCCTTCGCCACAACAAAAACATCGAAAGCCTGATAAGGCTCATAGGAGTTTACTTTAAGGTAATCGTTTGATCCATCCAATCCTAAAGCCATCAGCCCGTTCTGAGCATTCTGCACCAATGCTGGTTGTGCTGTAGTTGTTGTCTGTGTTGCGTGACGATCATTGTAGGATTTGTCATTGATCTGAGAAACACCTGTTGCTATAGTCAATTTTGAATAATCGTTAGCATCAAGCCAAAGATCAGAAATGGAATCAATGGCGGGGAAATAGGGATTGGTTAAATCCACGTAGAAATTGGAGGTGTAGAGGGCTTTTCCTTTGGTTATTCTCAAAGAATACAACCTAAAATTTCCATACAAAGAATAACCTGTTAATTTACCAATACTAATTGGATTGGTCGAACTGACGTTATCTGAGTTTGCGGCAGAAGCATCCAAAATGCCATTTACAAATATCTTTAAAACTGAGGATTCTCTAGTTATTGTAACTCGGTACAGTGTATTGATTACAAAAGTGGTTGCCGTTGTTAAGTTAATGCCATCACCAGAGGTATTAACACTAATCTTAGCAGAATACAAAGCTATGGCTACACCAGTAGTAGTATTCTGATAAGCGTCTATTAAATAATGATCGCCACTAACTGAATTGAAAACTATGTGAAAATCTATGTTAAAATCACCAGTCCCAAAATTAAAAATATCGTTAGCTGTGGCAGTAGTCAGATAATCGCCAGAACCGTCAAAATTGATATAACTCAAACCATTTGAATCCATAGCTATCTTGGCATCACCGTAAACAGAAACAGCGTTTCCTTTCTGATCCCGAATATCAGTCGAATTTGTTTCAAGACCGATAGCGTTAATCAGGAGTGAGGTATCGGCCCAGTTCTGCACTTTGGGTTTGGTTGGGAAGTAGGGGTTCGTTGATGATTTAGGTGTGAAATTAGCAGAAGAGGTTTCACCAGCAGCTATTCTAAGAGCATAAATTCTTCCTGTATAGTCATGAACGGGTGTTGGTATATATGAACCAATAGAACATGTATTTGGTACACCGTAACTCTGTGCTGTGTGTGTTAAGCACTGAACACCATTAACATAACCATAAATGGTTCCTGCTACATTTTTAACAGTTATGTGGTAAAAGGTGTTCAATGACATGGCTATATTTCCAGCGGCAGTTCCAGTCAGACCATTGTCAACAATCAGATACCCAGAAGTATTTGACCAAATATGTAAACCGTTGTTACTTCCGGCAGCTATATGGATAATAGTGTTGTTATCCGCAACGGAAGTAGCATACACCATAGCATCTATGGTCCATCCGGGAATATTTGGATTAAAATTTGTAGGGAAAGTCAGCCTATCACCAGACCCATCAAGAAGAAGATACGAGTAATTGGAATCAACACCAATTTTAGCATTACCAACAACTGTAACCGTGGAAGGAACAGTAGATTCATCAGTAAAAACCGTTGAATTTGCTGTTCCATAAAAATTCAAACAATGATAAACCTTATCCCAGTTAGCAGAATCAACAAACTTATCAGTAGCAATTTCTATCGGTTTTGGTGTCCACCAAAGATTGCCAGTTTTAAAATATGGATTTGTTAAATCCGCGTTAAAATCTGAGGTATATCGAGCTATAGTGGAAATTCGTATGGATGTAAAACCGCCTTTTAAGAACTCTTGATTCGTGTCATTGGTTCCCCTAAAAAATCTAAAATTTCCAGTATATTGATAGTTTGTGAAAGACGAAGTAACTGTGTATTTTACACCATTAACAAATAATAACAAATCCAAATTATTTTTTACAAGAGCAATATGGTACAGAGTATTTGGCGTAATGGCCGGTGTGACCACAATACCAACATCCGTGTAGGATGAACCATTGCCATAAATAATGCGAATCTTCCCAGTCAATACTCCGGCTATTTCGTGTAAATGAACACAAAAACTATTACCAGCAGAAATGTTATCAGATTGAAATAGTGCTTGGCCGTAGTAATTTGAATTTCCAGAATTTCCAGTTGTATAAAAGAATCCCTCAATGGTCCAATAAGAGGAGGTTGAAATTCTGTTTAATCCAACATTTGTATTGATGGTATCTCCAGAACCATCAACAAGACCACACCACTTTCCACCCAGACCAGCACCTACTTTCGTATCCCCATTAAGTGTTAAAGCACCTCCTTTCTCATCAACAATCTTCCTTGATCCTTCCCAACCATATTTATTGGCATTGATGCAAAGAACAACCTGATCCCAATATTTATCTCCTCCATCAATACCAGATAATTCAACAACAGCTTCATCCCAATCAGAAATAATAGGTGTTCCACCAATCAAACCGCCATAACGAGTTCTCATGTAAACTTGACCGGCCTGTGTCAAAACTACTTGGATAGAATACAAATCTATGGTGTTGTTATAGGAAGAAAAAAGCAAATTGGTATACAAAGCATCCTCTGCAATTTCCCAATCAGAATACAAACCTGCAATAGTTCCACCATGAGGAACAGCTTGGGTTTTCAACCACGTAAACCTCATTGGGGCTTGTGCTCCATCAGGGTACGTTATAGACGGAACTTCAAACTCTTTGACAACAGACCCTATTTCTGCGGTATTTTGAAAAGCTTTGCATTTAATAAAAACTTTACCGTTCGGCAGCTTAACAATATAAACTTCCGTTATTTGATTAGGATCAGTTCCTACTTGATTCAGGATAGAAGCTCCGTAAGGCCACCTCACAGAAAAACCACCAACAGCATCCTGTTTTATAAAAAGAGTATAAACAACACCAACAGAAAAATTTGAACCAAAACCAGTAATAAAGGTGTCTCCTATTACTGTTGCTATCATCGCTGTTCTGCAAGAATCACCATTCATGGTGAGAACAACTTCACCGGAAATATTACCAAAATCCTGATAATACCCATTGTAAGCTTCTTCACCTTCAATAGACCAAGAACCGGATCTTCTAACAGGAATTTTTTTGTTATGTGAGGAATTTAAAGAGGGGTTATCGATAAGTGCCGATAACTGGACGTATTTGGTGTTGCAATCAGTTATGTTTGCATTTTCTTCCGCAAAAGATTGTACATCAACATCAATAGGCATATTTTTATTCCTTATAAAGCGGTGAAGTTAGCAACCACGTTAATATAAACGGAAGTTCCTACTTTAAATACCCGAAGCCAGGTATTTATTCCTGCCGTTGTTTCAATAGTTCCGACAATGATATTACCGGAAGAAGTTGGTAACCAGCCTCCTGTAGAATCCTGTGTAAGAAATAAATCCACAACCATTCCTGTTGAAAAATTAGAAAAAACCAAGTTAGTAACTTTTGTCAAAGATAGCGTAAATGATTTACCCAATGTGGTGTTTATAGTGGTGTCTGCCCCAGAACCAATAGTAACAGCCACAGAAGCCTGTGGTACTGGGTATGGAATAGCAGAAGGTTTAAATTTTCCAAGGGCAGAATCATAAACTACTGTTTGCCCATTTGTGGCCGTACCATCCCAAAGACCAGATATTTTATTGAAGTAATCATTCAATTTCTGCGCATTGGCAGTAAGGATCGCTTGCCAAAACTGCTGACCGTAATCTACGGTTTCTAATTTACTTGGACTTAAAATAGACATTTAACCCCCTAAACGGTGTAATTTCCATCTGTAGTTCCTACAGTCAAATTGACCACAGAAGTGTAAATACCAAATTCTTTAGCCCGCACATTAACGGTAAAACCCGAAGCATTATTTACAGTAAAAGTACCAGTTTGTACAGGCAATACAGTCCACACGGTATCTGTGCCCAATTTCCATTCAATAATCACATCCGAGTCAGAACTAACAACAAAACTCGTGGACGGAGAAACACCAGCACCAGCAGAAGTCATATCCCTAACACATACCAAGAAATTAACAGCAGAACCGATCCTTGTAGCACTCAGGCGCGAAATCGCAAAAGGCTTTTTAGCCAAAGTAGACGCAGGCACATTTATTGCCGAAGCAGATTCAATAGGCAGGGTTCCTACCAAATTTCGAGGACAAATCTTGTAGTATCCTGCTATATTGCCATCAGCAGGTGTCCAAGTACAACTCAGGTCGTTCACAATCCAAACAGAGGCGTTTACGCTGTGTGCCGCTTTAGTCGTGTTGTAGACGCCCCTGATTATGCCCGTGAGGGTTGCTGTCCCGTCTTCATTGAGCGTGACTGTCTGAAACTTCATGATCTCGTTGTCAACGATGAGAAGCCGGTTTTTACTGAACAAACCTGATCTCGACAAAGAATCGACTTCATACGTATCCCGATAGAACTGAACTTTCATACCTTCTGCGGAATCGTCAATATCATACGTGTTTGCCGAATAGGCAACCTTCAGTGTGGCGTACAGACTGAAAGAAGAATACTTTTTCAGAAGGGTGTAGTTATTACCATCAGGGGTGTAAAACAAATAGAATTCCGTCTCATACTGGGTTTCTCTTGCCGTCAGTATGAGAATCGAAGGATTATCTGTATAGGCAGTTCTTGGTGCTTCCATTATACGTTGTTTGGTCAGTGCTACAGGCTTCTGAACTTCCCGCACCCAAGTGGAAGAACCAGTCCCAATAGACACCCACTTATCATCAAACATCGTTTCAGCAACCTGTACAGCCGTAAATGTGATCTCATTAGAATCAATATTTTCCAAATTCCTTTTAATGATTCTGACACCAACATTAACCATACCAAGTTTTGTGTTTGTGATATTTACAATTTTTCCTTCTATGTAGTTGGAATACTTCAAATTAGTCGTGAATTCCAATTCCGCGTAAGGATAACTTTCGCTCTTGATCAGTTCTGCTATTCTTTTTTGTGTTGCCCCCAAAGTCCTAAGTAATGTCAAGTCATAGGACTTGGTGTACTTCTTGCCTATCATATTAATGGAAGCTGGATTCTGCACAACAGCCACACGCTCCGTAAAATCCTTAATCTCCTCTGTGTATGTGGCCTTTATGTCATTAATAGTATCGTCCCAAGAGCGGCGGGATATAACGAATTTCTTGAAGTCATCTACTATGGAACCATATGCTACTTCATAAGGATCCGCAGGATTCAAGTAGTGTTTGCCCCCGATCTCGTAGTATATACCACCCAAGGGCGCTAAAATTTGCTCAATCTTTTCACGAATCTTGCCCTGACTTCCTATTGCCATATTGATGCCATAACCTTTATTGTACCAGTAAGTTGCCGCATTACCAAAAGAAGCGGCGTCAATACTCGATCCAGGTACACCAGCACTTGTGAGTATGTAGTGAACGGCATTGGCGGCGTTCATACCGTTGTTAGGATTGGACCAAAGGCCAGCGTAGGTGCTTTCAACCACAAAGTGAAATGTAGGGAAAACCGTAGACCATCCACAGAAAACTTTCTGCATACGCACAGAGCACACTTTTTTCAGAGGAGAAAAATATTCCAGATTTGTTAACGTAAAATTTGAAGTACCATCACCTTTGTTTAAGGTGATGATAGTGGTCTGTCTACCATCACCCTCTTCGGCCATCACACCAGACCACTGAGGATTTATCTCTGAAGTGATAAACTGTTTGTTATCCTTGTACACACCTAGCAACTTCGCAGGTCCCATACAAATGGTTTGCCAACAATCCAAATAATAGTGGTAACCAGTGGTTACATCTTCTCCTCCACCACCTTTACCACCGGATTCCTCTTCCTGCTCTTTGACAAGAAGATTTCCGTACCAAACAATGTTACCCGTTATTTTGACACGACCGAATACCACAGGATAAACTGCGCCCTCAGAAGCTCTGGTTATATTGAAATCTTCCAACCCTGAAGCCTTCATAGAAGGCTGTGCTATATTTGGTTTATACAGTACGTAGCTCAAAACGGCGGTGGCCACGAACACAGCAGCAGCTATCGCAAATTCAAATCCGGTCATACTAAACCTCCTCGTATATGCGCAATATGTAGCGTGTATGCCGCTTCCACCACCTAAAATATTGAGTAAACTCTACACCAGCATGGTTTATGCTGTGAATCATCTTTTCACCATCTGGCCACAGAACAGCACAATGGTTAGCCAGTGTAGGTTTCACTGTCCAAAATAATACTAAATCCCCCCGAACCCAATTCTCTGACGGGAAAACACGAAGAAAACGAATACCTTCTGCGGCATTCCTATCAAAATTAAGTGCTATACCATCTTCAACAATAGGATTATCCGTATTTAAATGCCAATCTTTAGAATAATATTCGTAGTCTATTCCTTTTAGTATTCCTTGTTTTTGATAACAAGAAGCAACGAACATGGTACAATCAGCACCATACCCCTTTGTTTTTTGATAATGCCTATAAGGCGTACCCAACCAGGACTCTAATTCCTGGCTGAATTCTTCCCACCGTTTATTTTCACAGAAGTAAGGTCTTAACACTAGAACCCCCATAGAACAGGATTATCAGAAGGTATGTAGGGGCATCCAAAAAAGTTTTCCATATTATTGAACTTGTGTTTACAGTCCTGTGCGGATTTTGAGCAACCCCAATAAGCTCTCAAGACAGTACCAACACCGACAGAAGCATCAAAAGGAACGTGCAGGTGAAAAGTGTTGTTTTCTCCCAAAGTTATCCAGCGGAAATCTTTCAAGAAAACAACGTAGCCTCCAGTAAAATTCGACCCATCTCCTATCTCAGTAGAAATTAATCCACCTTTTGGCGTGAAGCTTTGCACCGTGAAATTTATGGCATAATCCGAAGAAGACAATTTGCAGTTGTCGTCATACAAAGTATTTTGGCAAAAAGCGGAATGGACGTCCGGAGGCCAGATAGATTCAATGATTGAACCTAAAGAGGTACACTGAGCCACCGCATATATGTCTTCCACTTGTACGGAAGTTATATTACCTGTGAATATTTCCAAATACTGATTATTCGGATCAGAAAGTAAAACACGGAAAATCTTAACTGTCGTAGGCAGAACAGGATAATTCGACAAGTACCTTGTCAACTTATCATCAAGAGGTGCAGTTATCTGTACCGTAACAGGCTCAAACGTGGTATTTCTAGTGATAGATCCGCGTTTGATGTGTGCAGGCTTGTAGTCGAATCCCATGAATTTTATATTACTCTGATACGTAGTATACCTGGAGTAATATTCTCCATCATAAAATTCGTATATCTCAGCGAATTCTTCAAGCTGCGACCCCGAAAATTTTGCATCGGATATGGCCATTACTGATAAACCTCCATTAGACGCACAGTTGCTTTGAACACCGTGCCAGATAAACACTCTATGCTGAATTCATCTAAATCGAATCGTACGGTTTTATATTGCTCTATTCGGACATTTTCACAGTCTGCATCATAAATACGGAAGGGTGTAGAATGCTCCAAATTCAGATAGGTGTACTCAGAATTATTCGTGGCAGAGGTTATGGTCGTGCCAAAAACATTTCCTCGATAGTAAATAACAACCTTCTTGTTCAAAACCTTGTACTGTTGCTCTGCAAAATAATTATTTCTGGCACGCAACTGATTAACTCCCTCATATTCACCACGAATAATTTGGAATTCATTCATAGGCCAGAGATATTCAAATTTGAAAGCTCTCCCCTTTGCGGCACACACAAAATCCAGAAAGGAACACAATTCGGATCTGGTACGAAAAATAAAAGTTCCAGTGTAATCCTTTAAAGAATTCTTATCCTGTGGGAACTTCGAATATACAGTTTGTGACGTACCCACGAATTCTCCTATATCCCTATATAGTTTCTGCTCAAAAGAAACCTTTTCCTCCCAATCAAATTTTGTCAGCAATGCAGATGGCAATGTCGGTATATTAACAAGTTCCGGTTGATTTTCTCCAATCAGTTCTGAAAGAACTAAATCCCAAGATATTAAATTTCCATTTAAGATAGTAGGTTTAGCTGAAGTAAACACTCCAATAATCATCGGAAAACCGACAACACTGGACACATTGGGAAACTCTTCCAATATGGGGTTTTCCACAAATATCTTACTTTCTGTTTTGGATGTTATTTTCTTCGCAACTAGGATACCTGTGCTTCTGTCATAGAGCATCACGTAATTGCAAAATCTTTTTAAGTTCCACAAAGTGTCTACATTTTCCCAAAGGGAGAATCCCATTCTGTCACTATCAATAGCGGTAACTTGAAAAAGTTCGTGAACTATCGGTATACCGATAGACTTGTCCTGCGCAAAATTCATAGCGTTGGATACAAGCCCGTACGGTTTATCTAAATGTGTGAATGATACTGCCCTTTGTGGTTTAGCTACAAGAGGTCTACGTTGTTCGTAATTCTCCGTGGAAGAAGTGATTGCTGTCTGAAATTTTATCTTGTACTCAACCTTCTTCGACCAATCAGCCCATAAAGGGAAAACAATAACTCGCGTTGCTTTAGTAGATATTGTAAAAGTCTTTGCCGATTGACCTTCAACAGTGTAGGTTATCTCAAAATCGGTAGTAGAAGATATAGGACCCTCAGTAAAAACCGTCAATACCGCTGGTGTACCCTTACCCGATTGTAGAGTAAAATTTCCTGCTATATCTATGACAAAAGTTGTCCCGTAATCTCCTATGGCCACGGGTTCAAGTATAAAAACGCTCTTGTCTGACCAAGAGTTCCAAATATAATACCCAATTTCCCTCTGGGACAAAACCAAACCAAAGTCAACATACAAAGATGGGAATATATGGATCTGGTTTTTAATCAAATCCCAAAAATTAGATCCTTTAAGGTAAACATCCCAAACAAAAATTTCTCGACTATTTAGAAATCTTGTCAGGGAATTAAAAAATATGGGAACGGGGTTATAATCGTGACAATCCCACGTATTTTTCGTTTTTGTATAAACGACATCCGATTTTTGGTGTCGCATATACAAAGGATCAATATTTGCAATCATACTTACCCCGCAATAAATTCTAGGGCACAACCAAAATTAACACCATCACGGCAATCCGGATATACTGAAAAATTTCTTGTTCCATAGGATATAACATCATCACCCTTCAAAACATTACCCATCCTTACCGCCTGATACGGTAAATAGCATAATGGGTGGCAGAATACATTTTCAGAATTCAAGTACTCGTAGAAGAAAACTACCGGACGATGTAGGAAATGTTTTACTACCGAAACATTGAATCTCGTAGAATCCGTGTATGATCCACCTGAAAGCCTCCAAGAACCAACATCTCTAGAAGCATAATTGTAGTATGGTCCGCTAGAAGTAGAATGGTATACGTAACTATCATAAGCATTTATTGTACTAAACCACCGCATAGGGTTGGACCATGATTCTGACGCCCAGTACAACTCCTTATTCACAGGAGTAGCATCATAAGGCTGCTTCCAAAGAAGACCGGTAGTTGGTTTTGGTTGTGTGTACCAATTGGAAGTAGGAATATGTTTATGACCACCTACAAACATAGAACTTGTCCATCCTCGTCTAGCGGCACAAACTTCATCCACCCAATTGAGGTAAAGTTCCGTTTCCGGAAAAAAGGAATCCATGGCACCTATGAAGAATCTTTTCCACATGGGGTACGTAGTGCCAGGAGGTGTTAAAATTGTGATATCCTCTCTCCAAAAAACCATAATGAACTGCTTATTTACAAAAATAACCTGCTTCGTCACAGGGCTACGAATAAAATTCGCGGGGTGTGCATCAGAACTGCCATCCCAAGCACCTGGTAATCCGGCCACATTTACAGTGAACTTTCCAGGCTGGGCATCGTAACCTTGACCAGAATCATATCCTGTTTGTCCGCAAAGATGAATGTGAGAACAACCAGAATCAGGATTTCTCAGTTTTATTGAATAATAAAGATTTTGATTTCCATATGCTCCTGTGGAGTGTAGAAGCAATTCTCCATCATCACCAGAGTTGTAACGATCAATGGTCCACCCGTAATCTACTCCAGCGTTTGCAACATCAACAGCAGTGCGTATGTTGCCCAAAAAAGACGCCTGATTTCCTACGTTCAAAAAAGTATATTTTTTGCTAATCATAATTCATCCTTTACAGCCATCCAATCATACCAGGATGTTCTATTTAGGTTCGGGAAGATTATACAATCAGAAGTGCCGACTTCTGACAAAGACGTATTTCTTTGGTTTGGTGCCCAATAAACACCATCTAGCTGCCCCAAAAGAAAATAATCCGATTGAGAAGCAGTGTAGGCATAGATGTACACTGGAAACAATAACTGCTCAAACCCACCATCAGGGTAGTTTATATTTGCGGAATTGGCTATTCCTATAGTAGCGGAAGTAGTTGGGTCCATATACCAATCATAACTCCAACCAATGGGGGTCATAAATCTATTGCAGGAAAAATCCCTTCTGTTTGTGTAACTAGTTGCAAAAGACCACTGACCATGCCTAGCAAAAATTAAATTTCTTCGATGATTATCGAAGTCTACTTCTGTGGACCAATCCACCACCTGATATCCTAAATAGTTGGTCCAGTACCCACCATTAAAAGAATCAGACAAGCAGCACAAAGGATACGGAACTTCTTGTGGTGTAACATGCCGTATATACTGACCCATATACCCGTTAGAAAACCTCTCCTCAGTATTTATAATAAGCACTACTCGTGCTTTATTCGAATAAACCCACAGTTGCAAAGGAGGCTTGTTTGCCCAAATGGTGGTGGATTCATCAGTCTTGAAAGGCATGAAACAGTGTTCGTTATACCCTCTAGCACCTAGACCAGAACCATACGTTGTATTAGACCAAGAAGTAGCAAAATAATACTTTCCAGTTCCATCGTTCATCAGGGTGTTGTCAAACTGGTAATATGTCCTAAGAATCAAACCAGCCTCAACACCACCAGGGTGAGATATGGCTTCAATTCCTATGTAAATCTCTTCGTTATCCGATTTGCCTGTATTTTTTAGAATACAGGCGTCTTTATAATAGGGAGCAGCCAAAGTCCTATAGTCCGCATGAATTGTCCAATCTCTGCCGGGAGTGGCAGGAGCTCCTGTCAAAAAAGTAACTACGGTGTCAAAAACACACCCAGCCTGCCCGGCTACACCGCGGCATAATTGCTGCTTTAAAAGTGCCATAAATTACCTCTGTATGCCTTTCAAGATTGCAGGATGTTTGCTAATTACGTTCATTATCGCTTTTTGACCTGCATGTGAAGACACATACTGATCGAACATTGCGGGATCAAGAATGTTCACAATATTAAAAAGCTGTGGTTCCTTTCCGGAGGTTTCGGCAGGATTACTCGCAACTTCACCGCCATCGGCAAACCTCGTGCCACCCGCCCTATTTCCAGGTTTAGCCCACTGCGATAAAACATCTCTGGGGATTGCTCTAGTTCTGATCGCCTCCATCGCGCCCTTTCCATAGTAGTCAACCGAAGCCACAGGCTGCATGAATTCGCCAGCAGTAGCATTGATCTGTATATTGTCTGCGCGGGAGTGAGGCGAATAGCCGGTGATTTCACCACCATCTGCGAAGCCTTTGACTCCCTGAGCAACAGTCAAGCCAGCCACCATGCCCGCCTTCGCATAACCCATCGCCAAAATAACGGCAGACATAGGTATACCAAAAGGTCCAGCAGAGAGAGCAGCAGCAGAACCGGCGTGAGCATTCATAATGATTTCCGCAATAGCCAGTGCTTTTTGAGCGTAGAAAAAGCCCACAGCCTTCTGATTGCTGATCTCATAAAACTCACCCATCAGACCCGACAACTCACCAAAGAAATCAGCGTTCTTCTGGTATTCCATTGATCTTCTCTTTCTGGCCAAAGCATCCATTTCCTCATCATGTTTTACCTGAAGTTCGCGCATGATAGAATTATACAGAGTTTTATCTTGTGCAAGGTTCTTGTAATGATCCTCCCACTCCTTTCGCTCCAGAGCGTGACGAATACCTAAAGCTTCTTCCGCGGCATCGAAATCATCATAGTTCGTTGCCCGTGTCTCAAGGTTCGTAGCCCTGGCTTCAGCCTGACCCTTCAGGAGCTCTTCCTTGTTCAGCTTAATCTGAATTTCCTTATCAGCAACTTCCTGAGCACGCTGCAACCTAAGCTCATTCAACTTTTGCTCATCATCGTAGACATTCTTGTGTTGGGCCTTTCTCTGTTCTACGTAAGCCGCCTGTATGGAAATCTCTTTGTCCAAGAAAGCTATTGTAGCTTCTCTAGCCATGTACTCCTGCTGATTCTTATCGTTCCAGTAGGTCTTGTCGATTTCCAGCAAGTTCATGTTGTGCTTGTAGGCGCGTGCAGTTTCGGCACGTTCTCGTTCATCTCTTGCCTTGGATTCGATGTTAGCCGCCTGTTGAGCAGCAAGACCAGCCTTCTGTACCTGCAACGCCAGGATCTGATTCTGAGTAGCATTAATATCCTGTGACTCATTGGGGGACTTTTCACGCAATTTTGCCAGATATGCAGATTTGGCAGCTATTTCCGCATTAATCTGTGCTTCTTTAATAGCCAGAATCTTGTTGGAATTATCCTGCTCAATGCCTATTTCATTGGCACTGGCCAATTCTATTGCAGCAATCCTATTATCAAGGCTTATCTTTTGCGTTTCAGCCATAAGATCCAGAGCTTCCCCATACTCATCAACCAACTGTTTGGTGTCTTTGGCAAACTTCTTTTTCGCATTGTCGTTGGCAGTTTCGGCGGTATTAACAGCCTCCGCGGCAAGTTCAGTGGTAAGATTGGGAATAAGACCTGTCTTCCACACGTTTGCCGTATTGGTCCTCTGAATTTTCTCCAATCCCTTATCAATCTTATCCAAATCAGCAAGGATGGAAGCCGCATCTTTTTTCCTCTGCGGATTATCCAGATCGGGCATACTCTTGTAAACGGCATCAATAGCAGTCTGAGTTTCCTGCTGAAGCTTTTTAAACGCGGTTTCCGGGCTATTAAGAATCTGCTCCGCCTGCTTATCAAGCATAAGGATAAGTTCTGCGATGGCTTTCTTTGAAGACTCCGAGTATTTCCTGACATTCTCTGTCTGCTTAAACCAGAATTTCAAATAAGACGAATCCAGAGCATCAAAATTCTTAGACTCTTGTTCCGCCTGATCTTGTGTCATACCAGCGCGCAGAAGCATAGCCTTGTACGATGCCTTGTCCACTGCCATCCACGAATTCAGAATTTCCTGTACTTTCTGGTTAGCTGTGGTAAATTTTCCCTCAATTTCGGGGAAATTTTTCTCAAACTCCTCGATGCCGGTAACATCCAGTTCCATACCGCCGAAACTATCAAAACTTTTCGCTTCTTTCCCCGACTGGATATTACTCATGCGGATAATGGCATCTTCAAAATCCTTCTCCGCGCCCAAGAAAGCCTCAACATCAGCAATCATTTTATCAGCGCGTCGGGCCTCGGCCAGCCTGTCCATTTCATCGGCAAATTTTGAGACATTCGGCGTAGTGGCCTTAACGGCTTCGTTAAGATCAGTAATCACCCCCTTCTGGTCCCTCACTACCCCCACAACCTCAACGCCCAGCCTGTTAAGTCTCTCAAGTGCCAACGAACGTTCAGCATCGGTTTTCGTCGTGTCTTTTGCGATAGCCAACAACGATTTTGCAGCATCTCTTTTCTTGGCAGAGAGGTTTATATCCTTATCAGCTTGTGCATTAGCTTTTTCCGCTATCTTCAAGTAATCTTTGGCTTCCTTGTTCATCTTGTACCAAGAGACAGCAGCCGCAGCCGCAGCACCGCCTATAGCAAGGATCCACACAACCGGATGAGCAGCAATGGAGGTGAGCATCGTCCTCAGGGCACCCAAAGCGAAAGTAAAGAGGTTCACTTTCGCTGTAGCACCAACCATCTCCATGCCCACAAGAGTAATATTTTCCACCCACTTCAGACCCATAAACAAACTCACAGCTTTCGAAGCAGCACCTATAGCAGCAGCAAGACCCAACACTATAACGGTGAAAGAACCCACCGAGGAACTAAGGAATCCGGCCAAGAGATCAGCTAATCCTCTGCCCAGATCAATTACAACCTCCAACATGGTCTTCAAACCAGCATCACCAAGAGCCACAGCAACAAGTTCAAACTTATCCTTCATGTTCTTGGCTTTATTTGCAAGACCTTCCATCTGAATCTCAGCCATCTTTGCAGCAGAACCAGATTCCTGCATGGCATTTTTCATTTCGACAAAGCCCTGAACACCATGGGCAGTAATGGCCGAAATAGCAGGCGCACCACGAATACCAAAAAGATCAAAAGCAGCCGCAGCATCAGGTACAACCTTCTGAAGCCTACGAATAACATTCTCAAGTGGGTTAGCTGCACTCACGACAAACTGATCAGTGGTGTAACCAGCACGCTCAATAGCCTCAGTGAACTCCTTACTAGGAGACACAAGACCCTCGACAACCTGGCGTAAGCTAGTACCGATGGTACTTGCACGAACACCTGCGTTAGCCAGAAGACCCATCAGCGTAACAGAGTCGTCAACAGTAATGTTCGCCTTTTCCGCCACAGATGCAAAATAGTTGAAAGCAACGCGCAGCTTGTCAACATCCAGCTTAGATCGGTTGATCGCGTTGGCGAAAAGATCAGTCAAACGACCAGCTTCGGCAGCTTCCAAGTGGAATGCACGAATAGTCGTAGTCAGCAAGTCCGTAACCGTCTCAAAATTCGAAAGAGTACCAGTTGCCAGTGTAGCAGCGTCATCAATAACTTCGATGGTCTCCGCAGCAGTAAAGCCCGCCTGCCCCAAGTTCTTCATACCCTCGGCTACTTCCTGAGCAGAAAACTTGGTCTTGCCAGCCACTTCCTTGATGGTTTCACCAAACATCTCTGTCTGATAATCCGTGGCAGAAGTAATAGCTTGCAAGTCTTTCAATGACTGGTCATACTGTACAATCTGATTGATGGTATTACCGATAACACTTACAGCACCATAGAAGGCGAAAGCACCAACAGCGTACTTCGCCACGTTCATCATGCTTGTGCCAAGCTTATCCATAACATCTGCCAAGCTCATGGTCTTCTTGGACATGTCTGGAATGAGATGCGCCTGATTAGTCATAAGCCCGTTGGCTATTTCCAACTGCTTATTCACACGCTGATTCATCAAGGCATAACGATCCTGCGACAAGGCCCAGGCATTACCGTCTGCTCCAGCCTTGTTCATCATCTTGGCCTGCTTCTCAATGGCCTTTTCCACATCCTTCAAAGCAAGAGCACGATCTTTGTAAGCAGCAGTACCGTATACCTGCTCTTCCCGTAACTTCTTCAGTGTTTCCTGATACTCACGACCAAAAGAAGCAGCCCTTGAAGTTTCTGTGGTATATTCCCGGCTTGCCTCAACCATTTTCTTCTGGTTCTGAGCAATAATCTCTTCCGCTATACGCCGACGATCAAGGGAATTTGCGTAGTTCCTGGAAACACGATCAGCCTCTTTCTGTGTCATCGTGCCTTCGGCTACATACTTGTTCAAGGTGGCCTGATGCTTCAAAACCTTCTTTTCAACAACATCAGCCATCTGGCCCATCGTTTTATTGATAGCCTTGACAGCATTATCATTCTGACCATAAGTTCTGGTAAGTTCCTTGAAAATATCGAGATTCTTGTCACCGCTGGCAGTCATTTTCTGAATAGTGGTTCCATACAGTCCGTAGCTCTTAGCCAGCATACCAAGCTTTGCCGCTTGTTCTTCAGTAACACCCAAAGCACGAAGACCGGCTTCATTGAAAATTTGAAAAGAACGACCAGAAACTTTCAAATTTCCGTTCATAATATTGGTGGCTACGGAAGCGCGACCAACACCAAGAGCCACTTTCCCAACATCTTCTCCAGCCTGGGAAGCGGCAAGCCGCAAACGATTCAAGCCGGAGTCAGCCTGATCTAAAGCCTTTGACCATATGGCCACTTTACTATTGGAATTACCCAAAGTGCCCGAAAGTTTCTCAAACGATTTGAGGTAATCACCACCAATCAACTGCGCTTCACGGAGCTTTTTGGAGTAAAGGTCCTGCGCAAGTGTTGATTTTTGCAGAACCTGTGCTTGCTTTTCTGTCAAACCTATGTGCTTCCAAGCTTCAGATGTGAGAAGCTTTATACCATTCTTGGTAAGATCGATCTCCCCCCTCTGTGCCGCCTGCATAATGGTGTTGAACCTGACATTTTTAGCCCAAGAACCATTGGCCTTATCAGCAGCCATGAGCACAGAATTAGTGCCCATGAGTGCCGACAAGTAATCCGTAGTTTTCCTTTTGGCAATATCCAAAGAATTATTGCCAGCCGTAACGCCACGAGAGTAGTAACCAAAAGCATGTGCTGCTGAAGTTATACCGGCTTCATTCTTTTTGTAATCCGCCTCCAAGCTCTTCAACACTTTTTGGAACTTGGACTTAGAGGTGGTAACTTTTTCAACTTCTGTGGCAAATTTTGCTTGATCCTTTGCTGCTTTACTGGCTACGGTAGAACCTTCGTTCATCGCCTTGTTCGTTTCTTTCTGCTGGGCAGCAATAGCACGAAGACCCGCAATAAGATCCTTGAAAGACTTATCCAGAGTGTTTGAAACCTGACCCAAAAACTCTACTAATACCTGCTGTGTTACTTGATCACTCATGGTATTTACCTGACGGCTGATTTTTTATCGCGGCTGTTCACCCAATTCTGATGGTTCCCCATCATTTCCTGAGTCAACTGTGCTCTTTGATCTTCCGACATGCCTTCATAGTCCTTTGGATCGCCAAACACAAAAGTTTTTGGGTTACTAACACCAGGCGGCAACTCATCTCTCTTGACCACCGTTGAGCCTGATGTGTCCTTACTATCAGATAATTCGTATCCGTGAAAGCTCGCAATTACTGCATTTTGTTGGTAAATGCGTTTGCCTGCTTCGGCAAAAAGGGTTTCCACCTGAGGTTCGGTAAGACCCCCATCTCTGAAAGATGCGGTGAAATGGTTGAGAGTAATTGAGGGATACTCGTGGAGTATCGTACAGACTACTTCATCAATGGTTACTGGTTCTCTGCCTTTGGCTGATTGTCGTTCCTGACTTTCTTCCAAAGGCGCAACAAGTTTTTTACAGCGCCCTCATTCATGGTATAGACCATATCTGCGAGTTCTGTGGCTTGTTCCAGCGAAAGTTCTTCTTCTGTGATAGGTTCTTCAAGAACCATATTTGCGATGGTACCGATGTTCTCTTCGATGAGAGCTATGGAATGTGATGCAATCTGAATAGGGTCGAAACCGTCTTTCTTCAGATCAACAATGCCCGAAATGAGAGCCATAACAAGCATCTTCAGCTTGCGGGCATCTGCAAAGGAAAGCGGGTAAACTTTCACATTCCTGGGTTCACGAATACCAACAGTGATAGTGGGGTAGACAGGCGGATTTAAGATAGACATTGCTATCTCCTATTTGTTAAATAGGTTGATTATATTTTTACATGTTTCCAGTTAATTCCAGCCACTATTAGGCGTATTGCCCTACCATGAACTGGGTAATCCTTAGCAACTTGTCCTACTTTTTCTCCTTTAGAAACTCTAATTTTAATTTCGCGCACTTGTTCTTCTGTTAGTTTGGAGTTTGCTACGTTCTCCCCTCTGGGTTTTCTTCCTTTCTTAACCATATCTTGCAAATTTTCCTTCCCAGTTCCCAAGAACAAATGTTCATGATTAAAGCAAGAAGGATTATCGCATTTGTGGCACACTAGCATACCTGGTGGTATCGGGCCAATATAAATTTCGTAGGCAACTCGGTGAACACGGCTGGGTGTATTACCAACCGAAATAATACCATAACCATCTGTATCTTTATGTTTTGACCACTCAATGCACCCGTTTTCTTTAGCAACACCATTCTTTTCCAAACGTTCTTTAACACTCAACTGTGAATCATTTTTTAAGTCTGCATCAAGATAAGAACCTGTTTTCCTCACTCTCTGCCAATGCTTATTACACATACCCTTCGCATAAACCGGACGATCACAAGAAGAAACAGAACAACGTTCCTTTTGTGCCTCCTTACCAGCATTTATCTTTTTAAGAAGTCTTTGATAGTGCATGACACACAAACCACGACAAAAAACTATTTTCTCACAACTTTCTTCACTACATATTTTAATAGACATAGCCCCTCCTGTATTTGAGCAATTTCAAAATACAGGAGGGGCTATAGGTAGTCAATTAAAATAAATCTGGGGAAGTGGGCACTTTTGCAAGTGCCCGTTATTGTTGATTAATCCCAGTAGATACGTCCCAAAGGCTTCTGGTTCCACACAGAGTTGCCCCCGCTGACCTCATCGTCGGCCCTTTTCGCTTCAAAGGTAATGGTCGGCGCGGCGTTGTCAGAAGCCGAGAAGCCGAGTTCCAGGTTCGAAGTCACGTTGGCACGCGGGAAGATGATGTACATGTGGTGCGCACCATCAGGGTACGTATACACAGCTTCCATGCGGATGAACTCAGGAGCCTTCATACCGCCCAGGCCGATTTCACCACTGTGATTATCGGCGTAGCCAGTTTTCGAAGTGGAGAAGCGGGCACGATCTCCATTAGCCCAGGTACCGGTGAACTTGTTCGCCGGGATGGTGATGGCCAGCGTGGCGTTGATCTGGAACGTGGATTCAGTACCGACAGTACCAGCACCGGTGACAGCACCGACGTTGAAGCCTTCAATGGAGTACGCCGTAGCCGAAGTAAACTTCACAGTGAAGGTATCGATGGCACAAGTAGCGGCGCAGACGATGGGCTTGGACACATCATCAGCCACAGTACCGAGAGAGCTTGCGATAACGGCAACCGGAGAAGCCGCAACGCCAGCGCCCACGCTGAACGGATCAAGACCACGAGCCAGGGCCATGTTCTTGGGGGTGATTTCCTTGAACGCGCACTCGAAAGAGCACGTTTCGGAAAGGGGAACAGACATATCTTCCAGCGCCGGGAAACCAGAAGTGAGCTTCCAGTACTCGACGTTAGAAGTCATCTTGGTATCAGCCATTGCGCCCATCGAGTCAGACGAAAGCAAACAGCTATTCGCGTTACTGACGTTTGCGGCGGAAGCACCGACGCGAATCTGAGCGAGGCCCAGTGCGACGGTGGAAACATCTCTTGTGACCGGTCCAGTTCTCATTTAATCCTCCTTGACCTTATTTTCCGTGATCGGAACGTGCATCAACACGTTTTCGTGACCACACCCTGTATGCCAACATTTCAACTTCAAAGAACCATGAATGAACAGATTGACCGGTGGTTCTTTGCCACCCGAACGCTTACCAAACATAAAGTGCCAGACTCCGTTTGGGTATCGGCGTATAATGGGTTTCCCGCACTTTTGGCATCGAATGATTATTGCGCTCATAAGGTTCCGCTCCAAGCAAACACCAGCTGGGTGGGGCAGACTTTGGTTTCGTCAGAGAGCGAAAACTCCTTCATTGGTGTGATCCTTGCCAACCACATCGTTGAAGTTTGAACCAGAGCACCATTCTTTACCTCGTAGAACGGGATTCGTTTATTCCCATCCGGCATGGCCGGATCAGAGAAAAATCCATGAACACTATCAAATATCTCGTCGCTCTTCAGACCCTCAGGATCTTCCCGAGTGAGAATGAAAATCTCTACTGTACCTTCACACGTGCCCTCAAAATCAAGTGTGCCGAAGTTCACAGAGATCCATTCTTTGATACTTGTATCAGTTACGGTAGCGTCGGTCAAGCTCTTGTCGTACACAACATGAAGGGCAGGAGACAGTGCAGCAGCCTGAGCGTCAATGAAATTTGATACGGATATCTTGAATCCACGCTTACTCAACGCGACCATCGTTTATCCCCTTATTGAATTCATCTAGGAACTTAACAAAGTCATTGAATTCCTTGTAAGCTCTCTCGTTCTCAGGGTCTTTCATATCAAGTTCCACCACTGTTGCATCAGTGCAGCGGAGAATGGAACGAAGGATAGAAATTGGAATTTCCATAGTAACGTGTATTTCTCTGGCTTGTACTGCCAGGATTCTTACTTCACTCATCTCCGCCCTTCCCCGAATAGAAGTTTGATCTGGCCTTGGTGTTTGTAGCACCACGTGCCAGCATCTTCTCAACCGTCATTTTTACACGACCCTCACCAACATAAGCCTCAAATGCCCTGGCTACTATGGGTCTAGCTTCCTGATGCTTCGTGCCGTACTCAAACCAAGAAAGCCTGAACCACAAAGGATATTCTCTGGAAGAAATTTCTTTTTCTTTAATACCTACGATCCAACCCCTATGCTTCTTTTCTCCACCAATGTTAGTACGAAAAGCAGAAAGACCGCTGTACATTTCTCCTGTCTGCCAACCCATTTTCTTATGGTAAGCGTACTTGTACGTATCCTTCCTATCGGCCAACGGGATAGTACCACTAGCTAGAGCATTCTTCAAGTAAACAAGAAAATTCTCAGCCATGTTTTTGCTCATACGTGCTGTTCCCATATCGGAAATATCAACGTACTCGCGCTTGGCTATATTCAATCTGGTAATGAAATCATTGGCCCAATCGTCAACCCAAAAACCATAACCCACGCTCAAGCGATAGGGCTCTTTCTTAGTTGGGTTGAGTGACATGGCTAGGCCCTCGTGTCTTCTTCAAGGTCACAAACTACAACACCATTGAAACGGTAATGCTCTACGTTGGACACTTTGTAGTATTCGCCACTAGGAAGAACCACACGATCAAGCACCTGCGGAGCATAAATTTCAGGAAAGTATATGATCTTTTCCTTAGTAGCGAACTGCAAGAAAGGCTGAAAGTCGTTCAAGTCGGAGGGGTTGCCACGCATAGACGAAGTGATGGGCGCAGGCAGCACTTGAATAGTCTGCCAAGTAGGCGTTATTTTGCGTGTCACAGGGTCTCTAACCGAGTCTGACAGCCTTTTGAGTGTCGCCGTAGTGTTGCACTTGTAGAGCGTGGTAGAGATGATTACAACCTGATCTTCAAACAACTCAGGGGAATAGTTGACGACGAGGTACGTCAAATTCTTACCCACAAATTTGACAAGACTTCCCGGCTGGATCTTTGTAGTAGCCTTCATCGTGCCTTCAATAAAGTGCTCACGAATAAAGGGGTTGGACACTTGGACGTTCTGTTCAACGTCTATGTATTCTCTGATAACAGGAGAGGACCCTACTATTTCTACCAGAGTCCCTATTTCCTCGAATACAGCAGCAAGATCGTCTTGCAATCCAGCCATAAATCACCTATCCTGTGATGTACTGACCAAAAACATTGTATTCCCTGGCATTGGGAATGTACGTAATCCAGCGAGTCAAAGTGTCAGGATCAACATAAATAGAACCGGCGAACAACTCAGGATTGGCTTTCTTGGCCTCTTCGTACTGAGAATCAAGCATCTTCAAAATAGTGCTGTAGTGCTCAAACCTGTTCTGCAAATGGATCTGTTTGTACCGAAATTTTCTGGCGGCTTCCAGCATCAGAATAAAGATGGCGTGCCGTACTGCTCTCTCAAGGACCCAGTGCTCCTTAAGAGGGTGGTCAACCGGAATTGACCACCCGAGTTCTCTTAGCGCGGAATTGATTGCATCGGCATAAGCGTCATCCAGTAAAGAATCAGCCGTAACACCGAATTTCGGCTTCAATACCTCAATAGCAGCGTCTACAGATGCAATCATGATTCTACCTACTTCTTGGCAGAGATTCTGCGCGGTTTCGTGATTTTAGTAGGGGAAGGGACGGTTTCAGCCGCCGTGGTCGCGTCAGCCTGAGTACCCAAAGGAGGATGTGCATCACCACTTTCTTCTGCCTCCCCCTCACCAGAAGAAACTTCGTCCAGAGATTCTGAGGCGACGGACACAGCCGCCACCTCAGGTTCCGGAATATTGTTGTAATCCCGGGGGTCCAGGCATTCAACCAGCCCCCGGGGGTCTTTCATTTCCGCAATGAGCACTTCCCTCAGTTCCTCGGGAAAGTTAGGGCTTTCGGTATCGTAGATACCGGGGCCAATAGTTCCGCTGAGAATACCGAGAGCACTTGCTTTCAGAGTAGTTTTTACGCTGAATTTCATTTCAACTCCCGGCCGCTACTAGGCGACCTTCAGGGTTACGATGGTCTTGGGGTTGTACAGGACAGGCAGACCCTTGTCCTGAACGCGGACGAAAATGCCGTCCGGGTCCCACTCTTCCTTCTGGTCAGTGTACAGGCCCCAATGACGGCCAAGGCCGAACGGAGCTTCCATGAATTCCGCGATCTTCTCGCCCTCGAACTCATCGGTGAACATCATGACCTTGTTGTCCGGCACGAACTTCTTACGCATCTCGGCAACGTCACGGCCAGCACGGTAAGCGCCGGTGGTCACAGTAGCGAGGGTAAGAGTGTTGGTGGCGTAGTCGATGGAAGAGATCACATGCTCTTCCCACTGCTCATCCTTGGACATGTCATACAGGCGGACCTTACCGCCAACTTCCATATCCACGACATCTTCCACGACGACGGTGTTCGCGCCGATGCTGACGTTGGTAGCAACGTGGGAGCGGGCGGAGTACAGGTCATCGTACAGCTGGATGTTGCCAACGCCAAGCAGGCGGGCCAGAACGGGGGCAGGATTGGCGAACAGGTCGCCATCACCGAAGGTGGACTTCTTCAGAAGATCCTGGATGGAAGCATCGAAGAGCAGCAGACGCAGGGTCGTGCTGTTCATGATGGTGTACTTCGGAGCAGCCTGGATTTCGTTGGCGAACAGATCCTTCAGGTCGTACATGTCGCGCACGGGGTTACGAGCAGAGCCAGTGCCCCACTTGTCATTCGTGGCCAGTTCGATCTTGTGACGAGCGGGAATTTTGTAGTCCACGGTGAACTTCAGACCCTTCTCGGAGTTGTACGAGATCATGCCGTTGACCATCATCTGGGTAAGCATCCACTCGCGGCGACGTTCGCAACGATATTTCAGCTTGGCGAGGGTCTTGGCCAGACGCTTTTCGGCCTTGATGTACTTGAGGGAGGCTTCCGGCTCCATCATGTTGTTCAGGAAAACTTCATCGAAGAAGCGTTTTTCCTTGTAGTAGGCAGCGCGGGCCGACCCTTCACGCCACCAGAGGTCATCCGTCGTAACCGGGGCCGGAGAACCGGGAGCCACGAACGGGGTCATGCCGATGGAACCACTTTCGAACATCCAGCGAATCGTATCCGATTCCTCCTGGGACGTACCGAAAAGTCCGGAAAAGAAATTCCCGCTCGGCTTGGGAATATTGGACACGAACTTGTTCAGCGTTTCGACACGCAGAGCCTTGATACCAGCACCTTTAGGCATTGTGCACTCTCCTTACTTCAGAATAACGTACGGGCCGTCAACGACACCACCAAGGGCAGTGAGGGCCGTGGAATCGGAGCCGACCAGAGCATCAGCGTAAACAATCGCGTTGGAGATCACGACAGAAGAGTGTGCTCCATTCGGATTGTCATACTCACCAGTGCTCGTATGCTGGTCCATGATGTACTTCGCCGCCGACTTCTTGCCAGTGGTACCGGCCTTCAGATAGCAGCAGGCGGACTTGGCAGTTTCGAAGTTGCCGGTGGTCACAGTAGCGAGGGTCACAGTGGCCATGCGGCCATCAGCATCCAGAACAACAGTGGACACCGTAGCCTCTTCATACGTACCGTCAGTATCCGTAAGGATGATGACATCGGCAGCCTTGATCTTGCCAGCATCTTCCTTCCAAATCTTGAACGTATTCGCGGCGTTGCAGCCAGTGACCAGCATCACGCGGCCCTTGTCGGCAGCACTGATGGTGTCAGGCACGTAGGGAATCAGAAAACCGGAATTGGAATCCACGGCCATGACCGTGCCCATTTCCAGATCGCCGTATCCGCCGCGGATGTTCTTCTGGATGATGAGCGCAATTTCGGGCTCGGAGAAGAACAGCCGCTTTTCGCGGAACTGCGGACCCATCACGTGGTTGACCTGCGGCAGATCACCGCCGATCCCGGCAGTCGTGATGTTGATACCGATGATTTTGTCAGACATTGTTCACACTCCTTACTTGATGTGCTTCAGCATACGAGCGGCCACGGCATCATCATCCTTGTCCTCATCGGGGGCAATGCCGGTCTCTTCAGCTTTGTTTTCAGTGGAAAGACCCTTGATCTCGGGTTCCTTCTTGCCGAATTCGGCAGCAGCCGACCACTCGGCAAGTTCAGCGTCCACGGCGTCCTTGTATTTTTCCGAGGCCAGAACGCCCTTCTCATCCACGAACGCCTTGTGATCCACGACCTTGGACAGCTTCGGCTTGAGAGCCTTGGGGATGTCGCTGGCAGCAAAAGAAGCATCGAAGATGTTCTTGGCCAGGGTTTCGGACATCTCGATGTTGGCCGTAATAAGGTCACGCTGATCATTCTTCAGCTGGGCGTTGTCCTTCTCCAGGGCATCCAACTGAGCCTGATCAACCATACCGGCCTTCGCATCCGCTTCGATAGCGGCGTAAAGCTCCGGATGTTTCTCTTTCAGTTCAGCTTTGGTCATGATTCCTCCTTCATCAACGAAATCATTTTCAGTTGTTTCTCCCAATACTACGGTAGCGTCAACTTCGTCAACCGCTTCCATAGAAAGTCGGGAATTTTTGGAAGTACCTTGCGCGGCAAGACGCGATACTACCTTTTGCAACGAACTAACTTCATGTGCCATACGGAAATTGACGGCATCCATTCCCACCCGAATACCGCCTTTACCGAAGTTTTCTTTCACATAGGCAATGTCGTTAATTCCGAAATTACGAGATAAACGCTCGAAAAACACTTCAGCCATGCTGTCCAGATAACGGACGACTTCTTCCTTGTCTTCCTTATTCTCCGGATTCAGCCGTTTACGGGGGGAGTTGGAGTTGACGATTTCAACATAGGTTCCATCATTCTTGGGCATAGCAACAACTACACCGACAGAACCAAGCCTTGCCGTAGCATCCACTGACAGCCGATCCACAGCAGAAGACATCCAGAAACTCGCAGAAGCAGAAGTTCCACCAACGTAACCTTCGATAGGTTTGCGTCCGCGTGCTTCATAAATCTTATCTGAGAATTCGTTGATGCCCGTCGCATGTCCGCCAGGAGAATCAAAGTAGAAAAGAATCTTTCCCACAGAGTCATCATTAAGAGCGGATTCGAACTGGGAATTCAGCATGTCGAGGTCTGTAATGCCGCAGACCCTGGAGAACATTGTAGCGCGGGGGATGATCGGGCCGATAACGGGAATGATTGCCACATCGGTTCCAGCTACAGCACTTTGTAGGACTGTTCTTGCCCGCTCATTCTCCTCTTTGACAAGCATAGCCTCTTCCCGATCACCTTCGCCGTTAACCACACTGATGAGAAGCTGCAGGTAGTTCTCATCAATTAACCACTGCGAAGAGCAGATAGCTGATAGGATATGCTTATTTTTTAACATCTTTTTCATCCTTTTTCACCTGCTTGTCCTTTTTAGCACCTTCAAGCTCTTTGTTTTCTTGCTGAGATTCTGCATCCTCAGCATCAACCGCAGATGCCAATGTCGGATATTTAGCATCCTCTGCCGCGTGTTGCAACCTCATTCTTGTATAATTTCGGAAGCCAAGACGGCGAGCTACCACAGACGGAGGAATACCGAGCGTATCAACAACCGAGCCGTGCTTGACGCCAAGCAGACCCTTAGCCACAGATTCAATATCATTGACTTCAGATGTCGGGAACGTCACCTCCATTGATTCCCATATAGGCATTTTCTTTTTGCCCTTAATGGGGTTTTTCGATTTGTCGAAACCAGTAACAACTTCCGCATCGCGCAGAAGTTTGAATTTCGGATCAAGTGCGGCTTTGATCCTGAAAATATGTTTCCAAAAATCGTACACAAGGAATCTACGCCAACGCTCAGTCTTTGTTTCCTTGCGATCTGCTTCAGGGCCACGGGAAGCTTTAACAGACGCATAAGTTCCACTGTTACTGCCTGTGACCATATCTTCCGAGCGGTTAAGACCGGAAATGACCATCTGCATAATGTCCGTGTCCGCATCAGAAATCTTGCTGAGGTTGGGATTTACACAAGTCATGGTCATACCGGGGGGAAGCACAACAGTTCCGCCAGGAGTTTTGCTCTTGTAGAATCCAGTCGCCTCACGCTCTTCATCTGTCAAAGCAATCCACTTCTTGAAACTGGCCATGTCTTCAAACGTAGCAACCCACAAGTAAGCGCCCGAAGAACGCTTGTGGTCAATCTCGTACCGCTTCAATTCCTCATAGTGATTAGCCCACTCAATAACCGTGCGAAGATGAGAAATGTTCCGATCAGTAAACAGAGAGCGATCCCAAGCGATAACAAAAGTCTGAAAACCACCAAAAGGCTTGAAGATGCTCTTGGATGTTTTGTTGTAAATTGGATAGTTTTTGTCTTTAACAAGTTTGTGATTCCTGACTCTGCCAGCCATGTCCTGAGGAAATTCAGAAACGTAGATGCTCGGAATGGCATGGGTTTTTTCCTTACCCTCTTCGTCCTTGATGTTCACTGCATAGTACAAAGGCATGGAGGACTTATTTGGGTGATAGATCACGCCTTTGTGGTCATTGCCGTGTTCCAAAGCGGTCGGGGGTATGAAATCGATCTCAACAAAACCATCATCATGGATGGTGGCCGAAAGAAATAACTCGCCCTCGATTTCCGCACGAATCACAAACTTCTCGAAGAACGAATAAAGTCTATTCCTGCTGTCAGTCAACATCTGGTAGATGTAGTCCTGGACATCTTCATATTCGGAATAGAACTCGAAATTTGCACCAGCAAGATAGCCACCTGTATCATCAACAGACGAATAAACTTGCGGATTTGTGTTGAATTTTTCCCAACAAGCCTTCTGAAGCTGTGAAAAACCTTCAGCAGAATCTTCAGACATGCGGGCCACAACTGGAAAACCATCAGCATCTACCACCATTCCTTTCGAACCATCAGGCATGGTAAAAAGGAGATTACTTCCCATAATCTCTTCGTCTGTCATGCCTAAAATAGCTTTCTGGAATTCTTCGTTTCGCATGGAACCTCCGATCAGTATCGTCCTAGTACGTTCTTATTTGCATAATACATTCCCATGAAGGGTGCAACACCACGCATTCTGAAATCATTACAGGTCAAATTCCTCATACCAAATATTGCCCACGCAAGACTGAAAACACAGTCATCCTGTATTCCATAGCGTTCACTCTTTTCTGGTGATCCGTACCAGACTTTATCATCGGAGGACTGTTCAAAAGCCATCATTTCCTCTTTAAAGATGTCGTCCATCTTACTGCCAGCAACACCGATAAGAGGGCACTTTAAACGCTCAGTGGAAACGATCATGAACATTTCGGAAAACGCCATTCTCTGCCGTTCTATGTTAGGTTGTATAAGCTCAAACTTGATTTCATTCTCTTCAAGGTGCGGAACTATGTCGAACATGCCCCATCTTTCAGCACAGAACATGTCTAAACCATCGTAAGTTGTGTTACACAGGTTGACAATAGTTTTGATTCCATCAAGGCTATTATCAATGATGTGATTTATCCCAAGAACTACATAGACGTAGGAGTGAATGGCATTGGGCATATACTGAATTGCGGGATTGGATCTTGATCCCGGCAATCCTTTTGCCACAGTAGTTACGATGGTTCTGGCTCCATGAGACACAACTTTCATTGGATCCGCTCGGTCAGTGCCTACGCCTATCACCCAGTCGGTATCGTAGTAGTTCGTAAATTCGCGCAGTGCCTCAGATGTCGCAATGCTGTTGAAGAGCGTGGCTTCATCTAGCCTACAGATGCGGCTCACAGGGGCCACTACCCTTTGCATACCGAGCCGAATGCGTGCACGCTCTTCGTTAGACGCCTCCCCCATATCTTCTTGGGTTTTACGCATCATTTCCAGATGCCTCTGAATATTCACTGTGTTCGGCTGGGGAGCACCAGAAGGATGCACAGACAATATACGGGTAGCTTCAACCATGTCTTCGCTGAACACTTTGCCGATGCCAGATTCCCAGACGTTTCTAAAGTACCTGTCGAACTCAGCGGGCGGGAATTTCAATCGGTAGTCATCAAGCTGGGCCTGAGTCATTTGTGGGTTGAAAAAGTCTTTGTAGGATCCCTCTTTTGAGCAGCGATAACTGAAAAATGTCATGGATTTGTGCTTATTTTCGAGCCATGACTGATAAAGTTTGTATAAAATGTGGGTTTTTGCCGATACTGTGGAGTCTATAATGCCTAGCGCGTTGGGCATATTTCGAGTAGAACCGTCAAGCTGAACGAAGAATTTGGGGTTTTTCATGTCGAATATTTCTGAAAATGTATATCCAGTAATGTTCGACACGATGCCAGAAAAGCTTGAAATACTGCGGATTATAGATATTGTCACGCCACGACTGTTTTGCAGGCGGATTTCTTTCTCCTGAATGTTCCTTTCGCCCACTACAGCCAGAAGCTTGGGGCTATTCAAGATGATTTCTCGCATAATGTCGTAGTGGACAAACTTGACCTGATCTTTACTGTTAGCACCAAGCATGATAGCCTGCTTAGGGAAACAGAAGAACTTCCACAACTGTATCAAGCAAGCTATGAGGGATTTGCCGTCACCACGCATCCAGCACAACACTATTACGCGGTATTTGAATCGGCCATTGTGCATCTGTAACGCTTCCATCAGAATAGGCTTCTGCATATCCCAACAGTCTTGATAGCTACGATCTGTAAGTGGGTTCTTTTCTTTCGGCATGTCACCCATCGGTAGCCACTTGGGTATGTCAGATCCTTCTTCGTAAATGGCCAGATTGATATTATCTTCACACCATTGGATAAACCCAGCACCGCCTTGACGCCAGATTTTAAGCTTATCCTTGTAACTCATGCCGCTGGTGTCAACAGTCGGGGGTGGGGTAAAGTCTGTCTCTATTCGTTCAAGTGGTGCTAACGACATTTCGGAGCGTAGAGCCACTTTCTTCAATACTCGTTGGATGTCTTTCTTCTTCATAACTATTCCATGATCTCATCAGCATAAGAGCCGTCGCCTAGCTTAGGGTTCAATGCAGGGAGTGGTTCTTTAAAGCCTAGATTGTTCCACATTTTCTCTATGGCTGATGTTTGTTTGCGGATTTCAGCGACAATTGGACTCATCTTAATGTCACCTTTTTCCGTTACAAACGTCAGTGATTCCAATGCAGCATACTCAAGCTGCAAATCGAAAAGCACTGTAAACATGGGGATAAGCAAACAGCCTATCCGCACCCCTTCCTTCGTGTTGAATGTCTTGCCACACACATCTAAGGCAGCTTCGTACACGGCTTTGGTGTATTCACGATGGGGCTTGCAGGGTCTCCCCACTTGGAACATGTCGCACTCTTCGGCTACTGGACATCGATCACGGCATGGCTTTGCAAAGGTAAGGGCCACAGCCTTGGTATTGAGCATCTGCTTTTTCAATTCTAAACTGGACATATTGCCTCCCGATAGTTATCGCTATTATCTATAAGGGTTGTTCTGGGGTTTTGCAACACCGTTTTTCACCAAAATTTGGGAATGGATATGGGGATGGGTTTGGGATTGTGCGGATATTGGGGAGGGGGGTTAGGTGAGTATGGGCCTTGGGAAGTGGGGTATAGGGCTATAGATGTGAAGGGTCATTCCTAGTTTCGAATTTTTTGGTACCAGGTGTGGAGGTTTGAGGTGCGTGTTGAAATAGCTATAGATACGAAATATAGAAGGGTCATTCTTGGTTCCGGAAAATCCGGTTCCACCTGTGGTGGGGTGCTTGACGACAGGCGGCATGGCCTATGTGCTTGAAATTATTGGAGGGGGGCCTGCTGTTCTTAGCTCTTCTCAGCTCTTTCTATGTTTTCTCGTGAATTGTGAAAAAAGACGTGACAATCGCAGGCATACTAGCATAAAAGAAGTTCAGTTCATTGATAATTCAAGGCACGGCTCAAAAGTCACTGCACGGCGCACAACGTCGGCGCAAACAAGAGCACGGCAGCACGTAGGCAAAGCGGCTTCATTGTGAGGCAAGGCTTGACGCTACGTGAGACAAGCAAGCCTAGCACAAGGCACGGCGCAAGCAAGCACGCCGAAAAATGCAAGCCTAGTGAGTATCGATCATGTCTAAGACTAAGAAGAACGCCGAAGCCGTCAACGCTTTCGAAAAGGCTTTGCTTGACGCTTTAAAGGCGCAGGCAATCAAGGCCGATGATGTGCAGGCCTTGATTGTCAAGGCAGGCTTTGCAGTATCTCAGGCCGAACATGACGAGGCAAAGCCTGTTGACGCAAAAGCGGCTGCATTGTCGGCCTTGTCGGCCTTTTTGCCTGATCATGCTACGGCATCGGCTGGCACGTTGGCCGATGCTTTCGGCAAGTACTGGCAAGCTATTGCGCCGACACAAGGCGAAGGCCAAGGCACAAAGTTCGTTTCGTACTATATCGGCCAGAAGCTTTTAAACGGCGAAGTCGTGAAAAAGGCCGATGTCGTGAAGTATGTTCAAACAGCCAATGCGCCGCATTCTGAGAATTATGCCTCAGACGGCCATTACAACAAAATAAAGAAGCTTCTGCGCGATGCAGGCTTTAAGCTTGCAGGCACACAAGGCTCTTTCTGGCTGGCATAAACAATCAACAAAGGCAGGCGGCGCAAGTCGCCTGCCTCAAACACAAGGCAGGCGAACATGACTATGGCAGTATATACGCACAAGCGGCCTTCTCTGGCCGTCACAGTTTTTAGAGGCATCGGCCTAGCTTTAAAGCTAGGCTTTGCGCTAGGCATCGGCTACGTCTACTTAGTAGTAGGCTTTTCGTTGTAACGTGTAACGGCGCGGCATGTGGCCGCGCCTTGCGAGCCTTTATGAAAGTTGTTCAAATTATCGGCATAGAGAATCATTTTTCACTAGCAGGCTTCGCGCAGGCGAAGCACAATAAGTTCAAGCGTGTCGGCATTGAAAATGCCTACTACTTCGCAGACGCGAAGACACGCCTTGTACACGCTATCGCACGGCACGAATCAGGCCGACGCGCAAACATTCAAATCTTGCTGAATGCCTTTGACGAGACAGGCAAGCGCGTGAATGATTTTGACATGCGCTTGGCTTTGCCTAGCACGCTTCGTCAATATGCCGCACGCTAAAAACAAGGCTGGCCGAAAGGCTGGCCTTTTTTGCGCGTTGCGCGATTCCTCCCCGCCCCATCCCGCAAATTGCGCGATTCTTGCGCGATTCCTCCCCTGGCCTACCCTCTCCTGTCCTCCCCGCACTGTTCCGGCTCCGGCCGGACAGGAACTCCGATCCCAGTGGTCGTGGTTCGGTGGGCAGGAACTCCATTCCCTAGAACATTCCTCTCGGAAGCGGTGGTCCCCACATGAAGTTCCATAAATGGCGGGAATCCGCTGTCCCCACATGGCTTCAGGGTCCGAGGAATACCGATCCCAGGCCAGCCGGGCAGGTATTCCGTGGTATTGGTACGGGTCAGCCCGGCAGGTATACCTCTCCCTAGGAATATCTTTCCTACAATTCTAAGGAACTCCGGCCCCCCAGGTACATTGTGGTCTTCCTATATTGGAAATAAAGCTTTATGGAAGGCCAGGTCCCCACATGAGCATCTGTAATTCGTTGAAACGGGGACAGGTACACCACGAAAGACCTATAATTGCTGATATATAGGAACTCCTTACAATATAAATCTATGAGGAAGTGTAGGAAATATAATGAATTATTGAATGAACACGAATGGAACTATAAGGATCTGTTAGAATGATTAGAAATAGGAAAGATTTTGTATAGTAGTAGAGAGACTATCTTTGCCTTCCAAACAATTATTTTATATTTCCTAGCATTACCACAAATGTTCTTTCAATGAACAGGGATAAATATAAGATTTCCATCAAATATATTCCTGTGCCCGGAATTCCTCATAGAATTATCTTCCTGCCTTCTGGATCAGGTATATTTATTGCTCCTAGGGACAGAAATGAGAGTAGAGAATCATTGAATCCCCTACCAGTTACCCAGATCGGATACGGATGGAACTCCGTGTCCGTAGGGTGGTACTGGTGTACGGAGCGTCCTGTTCGATCCAGCAACAGCCTGCAACACTCAGGAGTATTAGGCTCCTTCCATCCTAGGATCGGAAGCAGCTTCCGTGGTGTTATAATCCGCAAAGTCTCCGTACCACATGAAGGATGAGGGTAGGGGAGGGCTCCGCTCCGCTTTCTTTCCTCAGGAATTAATACCTAAAATACATCCAATAGCGCAGGAACTTATAAATACTTCTATAAAATCTGGAATAACTTCTACTCTATCTATCACTAATCTTCCTAAATCTTCCAATATCTACCTATTTACTACTTTACCTAAACTCTTCAGCTTTCTCCCTTCTATTTCTTTCTCCTTGAAAATTTGTAATGCTCCGCTTTCTTTCCTCACCGCCAGGAATGAAATCTTGCAGGAATTCTTCTGGAATCACTAGGAATCCCATACCTTCCTATCGGAATACTAGCAGGAATGCTAACTTCTACCATAAAATCAATATTGATACATCTCCCATTCTTGTTACTACACTTCATAATACTACTATCTACCTTACTCTTACATTTACCATTCTTACTACTTTCCTTTCAACTCCTATTTACTTTCCTACATTCTTCATCCTTCTCACTCCTTTATTTTTGCTCTTTAGGAACTATTTTCTAGGAATTTAATCCATATCCCTTCTTCTGCCCATATCTCTATCCATGCTACTATCCTTAAAAAAATTTAAAATAAAATTTTTTCCATTGAAAAAACAGATACTTACTGAATGAAAAATATTTTATTTCCACTTGCAATTACTGGCTGACTTGCTATTGTGTTGACAGTTGATTGATATTTGACAAGGTTCAGAGAGTCGGAGGCCTGCAAGCCTCTCGCTGAGAAGAATGCTGCTAAACCATTACGCTGCATGTCTTGGTGTCAAAAGCTCTGTGTGACTGAACCGCCGAATAGGGTGAATACTGATTAGGGCTTGTTAGAATCGATGCCTATGTGGTTATGCTGACGAAGCATGTACTGCTTGGTTATCACTCGCTGAAATCTGGCTGTCGGAAGTCGTAAAGTCTCACGATAGTTTAGCCTGCATCCTTGATCTAGCTTTCTGGCAGTAAACTAGGCTCTCTGGTTATGCTGTGAGTAGGCTACGATGGCTGGAAAATAGGCGACTAGCAAGAACGATCAGTACCTACTCGGCCTCTGGCCTTGATCGCCACGAGGATACGCTATTTGACAAATGAGACTGCAGGAATATGAAAGCAGACATGCGATGAGGATTCTTATCGACATTACAACACTCGCATCTGCTAGGCGAAAAGGACATCTTACTGTGTTGCAGCAGTGTAAGAATGTTCGCCTGCACCAATGAATGCAGCTAGTCATGCTGCCACTCCCATTGTAGACGTACAGCGTGGACAATCACTCTTCTGTTAGACTTGGTTGTCGCCTGAATATCATTGCTCTCTGGGGGTGCTCTAACATTGGCTGATGTTTAATTGAACAGTACGAGCACACTAAAGGGGCTGCAAGCTTATCGCTAGATAAACTGCCAGAATCTTAGCTTCCTTCTCTTTAGATTGCTAGAAACAGTAAGCAAGGCTTAATCGCGGCTTCCTTTAGTAAAGCAATACTTGCAAATACCTAGTAGATTGAACTGCAACAGCTAGACAACAAAAGGCCACGATTCCATTGTGTTTCGTGGCCTTTCTTATTTTAGAAGGCTTGAGAATGATCAAGACTTCCATAAATAAGGCTGTCTTACAATTCCATCAACTTTAACAGAGTGAGGTTTGCCATGACAGCGCGAGGCGGCAACATTCCTAGTTGTCAAGTGACGAGAGGGTTTGGCAATGAAGATATTCCTGCAAGCACCATGCGGGAATGTAAGAGATTGACTAGGGCTGCTGAAGCTATGTGGGAGCGTCAAGCTAAACCACGTAACTGCAAGCCCATTGTGTTGAAGGCCCAGACTGAACGAGCCCAGAAAAACAAACGCAGACGCAATTCCGTGGCTGCTAACTCAAAGCCCTAGGAGGCACTATGAAATCGGTTATCTTCACTGACGCAACCTTCGATCAGATGTTCTTCAACACAGGCATTCCGATGGAAGAGCATGTGTTGTGTTGCGGCAAATTCCTCATCAAGGAAGCCACTGAGGAAGCTGAAAACTTTATCAACGAGTCCATGGCCGCTGGTCGTTCAGTGGATGTCTGCATCGCTGAAGACTCCGACTGGTATGCTGGCGACGGTTATGGCATCAACAGGTGTTTGCTGTCTGACCGTGAGTGGGACACATACTATATCATAAAGAAGTCCAACAATGGTGACTTTTGGTACGTTAAGTTGGAAATGATCGATTAGGGTGTCTTCTCAGGAGCACAAGGCTTCGGCTTTGTGCTCATTATGAAGGCAATCTTGCCGATGAACCTATAACAAATGAGGTAGTTATGGCTTTCTCTGTCACTGAGTACCTTGAAGATTTGTTGCTTGCTACCGACAGTGAGCAGCACCATGATGAGGCGTCTGAGGAAGACTTCTGTTTTGAAATCCCTGAATTCGTGCGTGA